TAATAATTTTTTATCTAAATCTTGTAGTTCGATAATACCTTGTTTCCAAAGTATACGAGCCTCGTGGATTAAATCAATATGAGATTTAGAACCAGGGCGGAATATGTTTTCGTGTAATTGAATTTGATTACTCAAATGATATCGCATACCCTCAGATATAGGGGCGATATGTTGTTTTGATTCATTTAATATAGGTGCCTTGTCGCAAGCATTACACCCACAATCACATTTTTTCTTCATCGGTAGCATTTCCGATAAATATTTAATGAGCTAGTAAATAAACCAAAGGAGCAATAATGATTAATGATGCTCCACCTGTTATAAATGTTGCTTTAACCCATTTATTTTTTTCATTAACGGTTTTATTTAACTCAATTTTTGTATTTTCATGGGATATATACTCAGTATTATATTTATCTTGAAAATCTTTAGCTACAGTTAATAAACTGTTATATTCATTATTTAAATGATCATAAGCTGCTCTTTCTCTTTCGATTTGTAAATCAGCATCCATAGCATATTTTTCCCATTTTGCTTTTTCAAGCTTACAACCTTCAAGTTGTTTAAATTTTACTAATAATTCAATTTCTTGTTTGTTAGTAAAAAATATACCAGTATCACCACTAAAGACAATACGTTTAGGGGTTAAGTGTTGACCACATGCTATCACGTTGGTCAATAGTATAATTATGGATATTAGAAATGTCTTTAGCATTTTTTATTTGAATATATTGGATTTCTGTTTTAACGTTTGCTTGAGCACTGTCATAATCCTGCTTTAGTTTAGTGTATGAGTTATTCAATGAATCTACAATATGACTTAAACTATCAATACTATTATCGACTGGGTGTGTTACTGGTCTTATTGGCTTGCTATGTTTTATTATAATGTGAACAAAAAATGCTATAACAAAAAACCAAGGTAATATGATATACCAATTTTTTTTTATAAATTCAATTGATGTTTTCATTATACTGGTAGTGTTTCTTCAGGTGCTTCTTCTTCAGCAGGTGGTGTTCCCTCAATTCCTGGTTCAGGTACTGTTTCGTCTGCTGGTATTTCGCCTCCTATTGGTACTTCACCTATTGGTGCTTCGCCGCCTCCCATTTCTTCTTTATCAGGCTCAGCTCCACCACCGTATACTAGTATACGGGCAATAGATGCAGCAGCGCGTTCTTCTTCATTTAGGTTATTTAAATAATATTTTTTACCTTCTATTTTAGCGATCCAAGAACGTTCAGTATATATTAAATAAAAGAATTGATCATTAGCTAATATAATTTTAAATGTAGTAGGACGAGGAGCTACCCACCATATGTCAGATATAAAATCTTCATATTGGTCTGTGAGTAGATCTTTTATAACACTTTTTAAGGATGGGAATTGGGTTAAGACAGGAAATAATTCTTTATCGAAATTAACATCTTCAGGTGATACACCAAGTATATCTTCTTGGGTTTCTATTGAATCCTTACCTGCAGTTTTAGCCGCATAGACACGTTGAGCTATGTTTTGTATTTTATCTACTAATTCTTTTCTGCTAGCCATCTTATTTGTTTAAGTAGTATACTTCTCTTTTTTCCTCATCCATAGATACAGGATTCGGTAATGACTGATATTTTAAGTACTGGGTTATAGAATCTAAGTATTCGTTAGCTTTGGTTAGTTTACTTTGCACCCATGCTTCTAGTTGAGTATTGTCATCTAACATATCAAATACCTCTTGGGCATTTTGAATTACATTGCGTAATTCAGATTTAGCCATTTCACCCTCATAATCCAAATTTTGGTTTAAATTTTCTTCTACTTCAGTAGATTTAGGCTCAGGTTTAGCAGCTAATTTTTTCTTAATTAGGTTTTTTAATCTTTCTTCGTTCATAATTTGTACTTGAGATTTAGCTATATTCATTGCACGACCACGCATCACATTTTGTGCCTCTTTTTTATACCTTTTAATGAATTTCTTTTTATTCTTCTTCATTGCTTGGTAAATACCTTCTGCTCTATCTAATACTGCATTTGATACCATGTGTGTCCCAATTTAAAATAGTTAGGGGGAGCCAAGCTCCCCTATAACCGTTTTGATGTTTTACTTTGCTTTACCTTCAGCAACAGAAGCCTTACGATATTCGTTAGCTACTTTTTTAACTTCGCCTGCAATCTTGCGTGCACGTCCTTGTGCTGCTTTAGATCCTTTAGCGTGTTCTGCTGTTAACTCTTCTAGTAAAACATGCAACTTTTCTAATAACTCTTGACTGTTCATAGATTTTATTTATTTGTTTATTTATATTATGCTTGTCCGCTTGTAGGTATTTGTGTCTTCAAGAAGAACAAAGCTGTATTTCCGATTTGTCTGATGAGCTTATCTTTGGTTTCGCCATCAGGTAATTGTTTAGCAGCATCTAAGGCCATTTGTAAGCCTTGTCCGATTGCTTTTTCACTAGCATCTCCACCACTCATATCCATGCTCATATCTGCTCCCATATCCATAACTGGTGCTTCCTCAGCAGGTGCTACATCTATGTCTAAAGATGCTTCATCATCTGCAGGTTCATCTATTTCGATGTCTTCAATAGGTGGTAATTCGTCTTTTTTCTTTTTTTCAAGTAAAGATATTTCTTCTTGAACTAGTCTATTTATTAATTCTTTTGCTCTAGTGTTCATTATATTTTATTATAAATATGTTATTTTTTAATGGGAACACAATTTGGTACTTGTTTACCGTTTTTGTCTTTCATCCCAATTTGCTCATATCCTTTCCAACATGGTTTACCTTCATTTAATTTTTTATTAACAGCATTCTTAACAATTTCGTATACTCTATCCTTTGGGTCAATCCAAGGTCTTGCATTAGTACGAATAGCATCCTGTAGACGAAGGTATTTTTGTCTTAATTCGTCTTGGGTTTCGCCACCTTTAATTTTAATCTTAATATCTTCTTTATATTTAGGGTAACGCTCTAAAAGATCATTAATTATTTCTAGATAATCCATTATCGTAAGTTTTGTAATTTATAAATAGTTGATCTAATTAAATCAGTAATAACATCTAATTGGTTTTTAATGTTGGTATCACTAATAGTGTCGTATATATCACAAACTGATTTGCTGAGTGCTTCTAGATATGCAATTACTTGCTGTCCATTATTGTACTCCATTAAGTTAAAATTAGAATAACCTTTTATAATACCGTATTTACCCTGGTATGATTCAACTAATGCATCGATTAGGGGGATAATCCCGTCATAGTATGCATTTAAAGCCATATGTTCAGCATATGATTGTGTTTGTAAATGAAAAATATGGGTTTGAGTACGAGAATGAAATAAATATGATATTAATTTAGTAAAATCCATGTCTAACTTTTATATATAAATATTGACTACTTTTTCAAGCCTTCAAGATATTTAATGGTTTCTTCTTTATTTTCTAACAACTTTTGTTTAGCATTACCAGACCAACGTTCCATATCACCTGCTTCTGTTATATATGATTTATTTTTAGTATTTATTTCTTCATCTATCCAAATGTTAAATTCATGAATCATACCATCAATGTCTGAGTTAATGATGTGTTTTTCATACTCAGGCCATAGTCCTTTTATTTTTAATTCTGTTTCAAAATCTACCTGGCAGTTAAAACATCTTTTGTATTGTAGATAAAAACGTTTGTCTAGATGTGGTTTCATTACTTTAGTGCAACATGGACAAAATAATGGTAGATTAATCTCCTTTTTAGCAGTATCTAGTTTGGTAATATTTTGTTTAACACCATTTTTGATAGTCCAAGTTCGATCATCTTCTTCCCATATATCACCTTCTTCATGGTGTTCATGTTGCTTAGTATAACCAGTACCTACAGTAGCTTTCTCACCATATTTACCTGTCATAAGGTTACGAAGACGTTGTACGTCTTTTTCCTTAAATTCTTTTTTTAAAACATTTTCTGCCATAACTTTTTTTATTGTAAATTTTCCCACTCTCTAAAAAATCTACCGTTTCCATCTCGGTATGCTTCTAGTTCTAATTCTTTTAGATAGTCGTCTTCATTTATGTTTTGTCCTTGAATATTTGTTAATTTACCCTCAAGATTTTGTTTATGATGAATCATTTCATGAGCATATGAACGTAATACATCTTTTGGATGACGACCATATGTGTATAAAGTAATTGATTTTTCTTCTGGGTTGTAATATGCTGTTTTACCAAAGAAATTTTTAGCATTTTCTATATCATCTTCTATAAAATTAATATCAGGTAATGGCTCAACATTAATGTGATCCATCATGTAATCGGTTAGTGATATTAATTTTTCGATGAATTCTACATTGTGTTCTAGGAAATTAGATACTTTTTCAGTAGCAGTAGGTATAATAATGTCCATATCTAATTCATTAGTTTCAGGCTCAAAATTATTATTACCAATAGCAATTATTATTTTATTTTTATCTTTATTGATTTTAAAATCAGGTGGTGATAAGTTTTTATAATAATCTTTATAGTAATCTACTCTAGTAAACTCAGGTGATATATCTAAATTTGATTGTTTACTTTGCAATGGTTTAAAGAAATCATTTGTTTCTTCTTTAGGAGTATTATCATGTCCACATTTATGACACATAAATAAATCATCTCCACCATCTTTTATTTTCCATGTCCAACCACAACTATCACAAACTATACTATCACCTACAATTTCTTCAGATATGTTATCACGCCCATATATGTAGGCCCAATACGTACCATCTTCTCTATCTACAATATCCTTATCACCTATATTAAATTGTTTTTTAACAGCAGCTTTATATATTCTATCCCTTTGAGTTTCCCCAGTTTTAGGTTTGCCTTTTTTTTCTATAGATGACCAACTAAGTACTTTAACATTAGAATTTTTACTAATATAATCTTTAGCAATAGCAATAATAGTAGCTATTATTCGATATATATCCCCAGCATTTGTTTCTGGGTAGGTCATAGTATCATGGCTTGTGCCGACTCCAAAGTCTATACCTATTCTATCACCGTATTGGAATATATCTACAATATATGATTCATACGGGGTGTGAAAAGAGTAGGTGTAGTATGATTTTGCTCTAAAAGGGTAGGCATCTGTTAGTTTTTCAAATACTTCTGTTACTTTAGGAGTATCTTTAATTAAATGCTCAACCCTAGCTAATTCTTCTTTATTTAGAAACGGTGTTACAAGATCCCTTACTGATGGTATCATTCTTCAATTTTGTCATAAATATTAGGATCTAATTGAATTTCGATAGGATATTGATCACTGTTAGGCTTTGGGTCAGGATTTTCTAATTTAAACAACTCATATACATGTTCAAATAATTTAAAGTTGTCTTCAATTGAACGAGTTGGCTCATATATTTCCCATCCTTTACCTTGCATTGATTTACCTTTTTTATCTTCACCACGTTTAGATGATTTTAACCAGATGATTCCTACACGTTCAATTTTTTCTTCAAATGTTTCATTCCATGCCTCAGCATATGCAGCTAGTTGTAAATCCATAGCTGTGTGTAGTGAGTTAGATGTTTTCATATCTAATAACCATTTTACACCATCAATTTCTACTACTAAGTCACAAGTACCTGCGTATTTGTGTTTGTCTGAGAATAAGTGGATTTCGCTTTCAATTAATACTGGTTTAAAGTTGGTCCAAAATTCGTGGAATTTTAGGATCATTTTCCATACGTCTAATGAATAATTTGAATATCCATCTTTATTTAGCCACTCAATTTTTTCACCTAACAAATAACGTTCAATAGCATCATGTACTTGGGTACCTTCATCAGCTGCTTTCTTAACTATAATATCGGCATTGTGACCTACATCTTTTAACCAAGTTTCAAAAAATTTACCTTTAGGTAAAAATTGTAATATACTTGTTACAGATGGATAATAATCATTATTTCTACTATAAAATCGGTTATCGTTAATATTTACTCGTTTTGAAGTTGGATCCATATGGAGTATACGAGTAACACTCTTTTTATAAATACTTACATTTTTTTCAATCATATTAATTGGAGTTTTTTCTCAAATAAGCTTGAGAATGTTAATGGAATGGTTTGTTGGATTAGATTTGTAAAATTTTCGAATCCCATTTCACCAGGATCTTTATCTTGCATATCTACCAAATATACCTCTTTACCTTCATTGATTAGCTCTTCACAAAATGACAGAGCTTGTTTAATAGCATCTTTATCTAATGCTATATATATTTTTTGTACTTTAGAAGTAACTAATTTTTTTCTTAAGTTTTGTTGAATATTTTTACCTAACAGTGGGATAACATTGCGTTTAATAGCTAATGCGTCAAATGGTCCCTCACATAATATAATTGGTATATTCCAGTTAATAAACAACTCAAATGGTATTATATCACGAGATACATCTGGGTTTTTATATTTTATAGATGAGTTTTTATCAAAACTACGAGCAGTGAAATAATTTAAAATTCCATCTTTGTCATATGATGGTATTACAATACAATTGTTATATTTGCCAGATTCACAATAGCCTATATTATATTTAATAATGTCGTCAGATGTAACTTGTCTGCGTTTTAAATAGCTGATTGCGTGCTTATATTCGATGCTATTATATTGGGTTGATAGCGGTTTAAACTCTTTAGGTAATTCTACTTTTTTATCGGTTACTGTTATCTCAAAGTTACCGGATGTAGATTTTTCTAGTAATTTTACTTCCTTAAGCTTGTCAGCAGGTGCATTTATAGCTTTAAGTAAATTAGATAATTTTTTACCTTTTTTACTACACACCCAACAATTCCAAGGATGTTCACCTTTAGGGTTTTCTGTTAGGTTAACCTCTAATTTTGGTTTATGGTGATTACAAAAAGGGCAATGGTAAGCAAAATTACCACGTGCAGTGGACTTACCAATACCTAAAACCGAATTTAGTGTAGCAACTAGAGCTTGATTTACCATACTTACAATATATCAACTAGATGTGGGTTTGCCAAATCTTTTTTGAAATATCGTCCTTGTATGTTATCGTTATAGCTATTTGTTTCTAAACAGCTGGTTGTGAATTGGTATTTAGCCTCGAGATATGATAGGTGCTTTGATGTCCATGCTATATCTAATATTTCTCTATAGAATTTATCTTCACCTAAACGTGCTACATCTTCTAGTAATGGTTTACAACTACCCCAATATGTTTTCCAATCTGATTCGGCGTATGATACTTCTTTAGTTTTTTTACGGCCAGGACCCGTTTGTTCAGCCATGGCTTTTTTACCTAGTTTTTTAGTCTTTTTATGTTGTAGGAACTTTTTACCAATGTATATTCTACCATCAATTGTGTTAGAAATAAGATAAACAAATCCAAATGGGGTATGTTCACCAAGATCTTCTATGTTTTCAACTTTTTTACCCTTATATAACCAATTTACCATAATCTTATTTATCTATATTAACTAATATTGTTGTATCAGTTGTTGCGCTTGTTGGGAGTGGTTGACCTAATTTAGCTACCATTAATAACTCTTGAGCTTCATTATAAAAACCCACTGTTGTTACATATGGACTAAAATATGAACTTGTAGCAAAACTATATACTGTACCTTCTGAAGAGCCTGATATTAGTGATGGGTTTAAACTAAAATTAAATTCATCAGGTCTAATAGTGCATTTATATTGTGTTTCATAGATTGTTCTTGAACTTTGGAAACTACAAGTAAAATCATTCCCGTACCATGCTTCATCGATTGATGGGGTTGATATTGTAGGAGAAATTGAAATTATACCATGAGTATAATTAACAATACCTATAGGAGTATAATTAACATCATATATGTTAGGAGAGGAAATTAATATTCCTTCTCCATTATCATAAAATTCATAATAATCAACTCCACTTATTTCTGTAGGGAACTTTATACGAAGAGTATTTGGGTTTATATAATCTCCAAATAAATCTCTAGGTATAGGTAACACATATATACTAGTACTTAGATATCTACTATAACCGTAACTAGAAGTATATCCTAATGAATTAGTTTGAAATAAAGTAGTTTGTTCATAATTGTAAAATCTACTATAAACATCCGTTTTAGAATCATCTTCAACTACTTGTCCTAAATAATCAGTAATATATGGTGAACCACTAATTGGGTTAGGGATATAATTAGTGTAATATAATTGTTTTATAGAATTATATAATCCACCTACTGTGATTGAACTACTACTAGGTACCACAGAAGCTGATTGGAAAAAGCCAGAAGAAGATTTATCAAAACCTTGTCCTACTAATCTTAAAATCCCGTTATTGTTTAAAGATGCAGTACCTTCAAAAGAAAAACTTTTGTTAACAACTAACGGAGATACAATGACATCCGTGCTTAGAAATTGTTTGAAAGCACTCATTCATTAAAAGTCTAATTTAACACGTACTAATGCTTCTTTTGTAAAGTCTTTCTTAAGTGGTTTAGATAATTTAGCTACCGCCAATAATTCGTTTGAATCATTATATAAACCTACTGTTGTAATATAAGTAGTTGGACTATTAATAAATAAATCATATAACACAGCTCCTGTACTACCTGATATGAAACTTGGGTTTTCAGTGTAATTAAACTCAGCATTTCTTGCTCTACAGAATACAAAGTCAGAAGTAATTGTTTCTTGACTATTTAATGAAAAACTACCTGTAAACGAACCTGTGGTTAATCCTATTCTACCGGATGCAGTTGTAAACAGGCGTAGTGGGTTTTGGTCATTTGTATTTGAGTTACGTCTAGTGTTTAATGATATACCTCCACTAGCGTGAGGTAAATCTAAAGCAGCTGCGTTTAATATAATAGTCCCAATGTCTGGTAGGAATAAACCATATGACCCAGAAACTGTCATCCCAGTATTTATAGCACCTAGAGCATTAGCTGCTGTAGCTACACCATTACTTCCTGAAATGATATTGAATACTCGGCCTGCATCACAGTATGAAACTGTTGTGGTTGTTAAGCTGTCATCTGTTAATACAATTTGTCTAGATGCTGAGTATAATGTTAGTGTTAGAGATCCTGGGAATAGTGATTCTTTAAATCTTGCTCTGTCAATTGTTATAGCATAAAAGTCATTAGGAGTAGGAGTGATGGTTGAAAATGAGAATTGGGTATTCTCGTCACCATAAATTAAATTACGGAATTGACCATATACTGTTCTTGTTGGTGATAACCCATTTATACCAGCATCATATAGCAATGACCCTGATCCATTTGCGTTACCATAAGTAATGTTGAATTGGATTTCAGCAGATGATGATAATGATGGGTTAGCATTATATATGTTTAGATAGTAATTACCTGATGTTCCTGCTATTTGTACAGAAGAAGTATATAGAGCAGTTATTGGGTTTGAATAATTAGTCCAACACGGTGCTGTTATAGTGTCAGCACTAACTAAGAAATCTTGAGGGTCTAATGTTTTATATGACATTTTTTATAATATTTTATTAGCTAACTTTTGTTATAGTGATTGGAATAGTTACTCTTGCTCCACTATCTCTACCTGTTACAATTAATACAGTTTGTAATTGAGTTTGGCTACCAAATAATGTATTAATAGTAGTTCCGGTCATGTTTAATGTAGTACCAATTACTGTTTTAGATACATTAGTTCCAAGTGTAGTTGTTGAGTTTAGAGCTGTAGAAGTATTTGTATTAATACCTACACCATTAAATACACTCATTGTTCTAACATCACCTATAGTGAAATTATATCCTGAGGCTTCATATGTCTGTGATCCACCTAGATAATTTAATGTTTGAGGTGTAATTGATAATGAAGCACCTTGTTTTAACACTATATTAGTATAACCAATATTAATGATAGGCATTTTAGCTGTACCACGTGGTAATGTGGTAAGTAAATATTTCATTATTTGTGTTTCATCAGAAAATGCTTCTAATAAAGGCATACCTTCAATTGCTTGGCCATAATAAGCTGATCCTGAAGGGTTGTTTGGGTTGAATAAGGTGTAATCAATTTCATCATCTGATAATGAGAATTGGGTAATACGGAACGAGCCATCATTTTTAGCTAATAATTCTCTACCTTTTTTAGTTAAAATAGCGTCAACTGTTACTATTTGGTTATTTAAATATCCCATTTTTTATATATAATTTATTATAAATATTATGTTAATAAGCCTTCTGCGGCAAGTTTTTGAACTATAGTTGTAAAATTGTCTTCTAATTCTTTAGACATATATTGTGGTTTAATAAAACCTGTTAATGATTGACCAGTTGTGCCTGCGGGTTTAGGTACATTTAATATTATTTGATTACCAGCATTTGGATTTACTCTATATAAACAAAAATGATCTAATATAGAGCCACTTGGAACAGGAGGACATACTTTTAAAGCTAAATTACCATTAGTAGTGGTAGTGTTTTCATATATAACATGAACATTACTTGGGTCATACTCAAATCTGATAAAATCACCGGGTTGTGGGGTAAATGGTAAGGTAATATTACTAAAATTAAATGCTATGGAGGCAGTAGGTGTTACTTGAGTGTATTGATTTTGGTTTAGCCCTGTTAATCCTAATGATGCTGTTATTACTGTAAAATCGTTAGAAGCAGTTGTATATGTTCCTATAGTCCAAAATGGACTAGTTATAAAATTATCAGCTGTGTATGTTTGAGTATTAGTGAATAAGGTACTAGCATTATTATCTAATCCTACTATTTGACATGATGCTTCTGCAGCACTATTGTCTAATTTGTATCTTACTCTTACTTTATCTCCACTATTAAAATTACTTGGGATTGTTGATGCTTCAAAGGTGTATGTAGTTCTAGGTAAAACATTTTGTCCTGCTGGGTTAGAGTTATTCTGTTGATTAGCACTTAATACATTGTAAAGTCGATATGTGTTATTATTGCTATTTTCTAACACAAGTGGGAAATAATTTGCTCCTCCATCTGTTGATTTTTCTATTTGGATATAAAAAATATTACTTTGGTTATCTTGTGAAGGATTTTTAACTAAAATTTTAGTTTGGAATGACACTTGAGTTCCTTGAGATATAGTACTATTAGGAAAAGTATATACATTACTTGAATAGTTACTTCCACTATCTGATATTTCTGTTCCAAAATCTAAAACAGCATATGTGTCATTAGTTATGTCTGATGTGGTTGTTTTTTTCGCTGTGAATGCGTAATTATAAGTAGTGTCTAACCCAACCCCACCCGGTCCAGCTGAAAAGCTCATAGTAGTTATATGATCTGTTCTCCCAGAGCCTGTTTCTGTTATTAATATAGGTTGTATTCTTCCTACGCCTGTAATTTGTTTGTCACCTAATAATGTAGTAAATAAAGTTGTTCCTTCTAAACTTGTAACATTAACTATTTTTCCTGCTTCAAAATTTTGGAGCATATTAAGTATATCAATAGAATTAGGTTGGGGGGCAACTACATTTCCTTGAGCATCAATTAAATATTTTACAAAATATGCGGTTTGATCTATAATTTCAGGGGTTGTGCCTCCTACACTACTAAAATAAGCAAAGTATGTTTGGTTTTTTTCTGCGGCAGAAAGTGCTCCATAACCACTACTATCTATAGTAGAGTCATTAAAGTCTCCTATTACGTTAGTACTTAAAAAATAATTTTGATCACTCATATGTTTCTAAATGAATTTGTTCTGCTACCATTGTATCTTAAATTAGACCAGGCTTTTGAACTATAATTTGAATCTTGAACAAACGCTCTATCAGCTGTGCCAGATATGATAAGGCCGAAATTAACAGGGGTCAAGGGGTTTTGTGAGTAATCTACATCCATCCAAGTAGTTGAATATTGTGGGGTTTCAGCATTACCTAATAGTGGGTTATAGTCATTATAATCAAAATTAAGGGCATCCGGATTGAAAATTACTAATGAAGATGAGCCGTTAAATGGGGAGACTGATTGGGATAGTTCAAATTTTAGTTGTTTAACTAATGATACATTTGAGCCTCCTGGTAGGGCTAGAGGTTGTGTAGTACATACGGCTAATATAAGAGAATCTCCTTCTAAAAAATTAGAGGTAACACCTTGTTCTAGTGTAAGATTTGAAAATATTTGTAATTCATTCCCCCCAATTATATCCGTAAAGTTTACTAAAGTTTGAATTACACCTGTTGCTGCTCCAGCTATAGTTCCATTTCTTTCTAATAAAATAAAAGAATTAACGTTGACATACGTTCCACCAGTTCCACTTCCTGTTATCCAAAATGAAGCACTAAAATATAATTGGGAATTATTTAAATTTGGGGTATTACCAAAAGTATATTTACCTGTTGAAGAAGTAAAATAACTTAAGGTATCTGTAGGGGTAGATGTATATCCTATAATTGATGATACTTCTAAAGGGGTTGGTGGAAAAATTCCAGCAGATGATGAAATTAGGTAGGGGGTAGTATAATTTTTTCTAGCATCTAGTTTATAATTTTTAATTTCCCCAGCTGATGATGTAGCCTCAGTAGCTGATATTCCATATAAATAAAAATTATCTTGCTCTTGGGTAGTTAAAATAGGATATAAAACTGATCCTCTATCGGGGTATGTTAAAGTAATAGATTGGAGTTGCCCTAAGTAATCAGATCTATCTAATCCTCCTGAGTCGTATCTATTAATTTTAATATATTTGACACCTTCATTAACTGTAAGTCCGTAATCTGGCATAGTTGCTTATTTTAATTATCTTCCGCCTGTTGGGGCTCCAGGTGTTATTGATGGGTTAATTGTACTTCCTGTATCATACCATAAATATATTTCACCTTGGTTTGGTGAGGTAGCAGGGTTTAAAAAATAATCTAAAGACACATTGCTACTCAAATACAATGTCGGGTCATAATATATTTCAAAGGTAGTAGGGTATTTGAAGTCATTATCTGGGTTTAATTCTCCGTCTGTTACTACAAATTCTGTTCCAGGTAATTCCCCATTGTAGAATTCATATTGTGATGATTGGCTAATATATTGTATTCCAGCAGGTGTATATACTGTTTCAATCCACGATTGAGTAAAGTTTAGATTATTAAAATCATTAAATGTTCCTCCAGTACTGCCACTTATAAAAGCAGTATCAATAGTACCTTCATATGTTAAATCTTCTCCATAATTAAATGAACTACTTAAACCTAAACTTGAAGAATAAGTATTTGAATTTAAGTATTGAGTATCGTAAACTTGCGGTTGAGGGTATTTATTTCTTTCTAATAAATGTTGTTTAATAACTACACCTGTTGTAAGACTTGTTCTTGCAGGAACAAAATCTTTAATCATTTTAAATAGTGAATTATCAAAATATTTAATTAATCTTACATAATCTGTTAAATCGTAAGTATCAAAATATTTTTGAAAGAAATTATTACTTAAAGTATTTAAATCAGGATATGAAGTAGCAGATGAAGATATTTGTCTTGGGTCACCAATGTATTCTCCTATATTAAAGTATCCTAATGAATCTATAATATCATCATTAATTTCATTTTGAGGTGAAAATGCTACTTCTAACATATTAACATCAGGTGATTCACTACCTAATGATGGGTATGATTGTTCTATAGAGGTATATTGGGATATAACACTTCCAGTAGGTAAACTAGATGATACAATTTGTATTTTATCTGTTACTCTTCCTTTTAAGCCTACTACAGGTGAATTTAGGAATCTAGCTTCTACATTAGTGTTATATTCATTACGACCTAAAGTATAAGTACTAGTTCCATTACTAAATGATTGGGTAGTAATCCATGAACCAGTTACTTTAGGATGAATTGAAGTAAGAAATCCTGAACCTGTGATTAAAGTAGTACCTAATGGTGCTCTAAAAGCTAACTGATTGGAATATGTGTTTTCTCCATCAGTATCTATAGACATAGGATCCATTATATAATTCTTAAATGAATTTATACTTTGGGTAGTATTCCAATATCTAAGTTCTTGAATATCTCCTTGATATGATCTATATGTAGAGTAAGCAGAGCCTGAGATTCCGGATGTTTGGAAGAAGAATGCGTTAGTTCCCCCCCAACCACTTATATCTGATTGTATAGAAGATGAAGCTAAGTATCCGATTTGGTTTCCATCATATCCATCATAGTATAACTTATTACCAGCATATATTGTAAAAGTGCTACTACCTGTAGATCCTGATCTATTAATCATGATTGACCACCAGTCTCCATTAAAGAATGGGAGATATAGACTTGCGGTATCAGTACCTGAACCTTTAGTATCGATAGTTAAAGTACCATATTGGTAATAAGGGTCTAGGGCTGATCCACTATATGATCCGGTAGTTAACCCAGATCCGGTGTATGTTAAAGTTAAGTCAGCAAAATATCCCCCTGAGCTTCCTGTTATCTCAAATATATACTGTTCTGGTTCTATGTTAAAATCTGTAGGGATAAGTGGTTTAAGTCGTAGTTGGACACTATTGGGTCTAGCTAGAGAAGCATTGGTTGGGTCCCAGCTGCTAGTTAAGACGAAACTTGTGTCTATTTTATTATTTTGACCTGCGTTGGGGTCGTATGCTCTATAAGCATAATTAAATTGTTGATCAAAATAATCATAGGTAGAAGTATCTTTATCTCTACCCCCAAATTCACTAATTCTTAAAACAGTATCAGGTACACCAAAGCAATTTATTAAAGCACGTAGACCAGGTATAGTACCTTTAGTTTTAGCTAAATAAGGTAAGTTATGATAGATACGTTTATATATTTCTTTATTATAATCATCTAATGGAGTTATAGATGCTTCATAAGAAGCTGTTATATAATTTGTAATTAAATCTGATCCGGTTGGGGTTAGATTGATTCCCATACTCCCAGTACCATATCCAAGGAATGAGCTATATAAGTCTTCGGTAGTAAAATTATTTTGATATATCTTTATACCAAATGATTTTAATGCTTCTGCTACTAGATCTTTAGAAATACCATAGTCTAATCTATTATCTCCACTGTAGCGATTGGTTACATCTTTATAATAAGTCCAAATATAATCATAATGTTGACCTACCAACTCAACAAATAAGTAATATGGAGAATTTCGGGTATCATCTCTTATATACTCAGGAATAGAATAGTACAAATAGTCTTGATTATTTTCATCATATAAAGATGCACTTAATAATCTTCCACCATAATAAGCAGATGTAGGAGATGAGCTACCTAACCAGTTTAAAACTTGGGTACTACTTGTTGAATATAAAGTATAAGGAATAGTAGAATTTGATTTAGGCCAAGTAAATGACCCAGACTCATAGTACATATAATATTCATAACCATCAAAATTTTGAATAATATCTGTTATTTTATCTTGTATAGTATTAATGCTAACTCCAGATGATGTAACATTAGTTAATGAGTTTATATCATTTGTGTAATCTTCTATTTGTTTTACTTTATAGTAAAAATTATTTAATCTTTGTTCGGCTGATGAGAAGTGTACAAAGTTTGAGAAATTAGTATAATCTATGTTTATATTAATTCCCTTTTCGTTTAATAAACTTTTTATTTGGTTAATAGAAGAAGTTGATTGCCCATTTATGATAGTTGAATAATCAGTATAATTACTTGTGTTATTAGTTCTATCTTTAACATCTAGGTTAAAATTAGGGCCTCTTAAATCAAATGTTAATACAGCTGGGGGAGAAATCTCTTGTGTAAATGATATGTTAAAAGCTAAAGAATTAGCTATCTTTGTTACAACCCAGAAATTTGAATTGATACTTAAATTAGAAGGGAGAGGGTTATATAAATTAATTAATATGTCACCTGTAGTGGGGTTAACTTGTATATTATTGGCTACTAGTAATATATTGTTACCAAAATTTAAATAAAAATCATTAAAATAAAATGAAGTATTACTACTAATAAAATTGTCAACTATAAGAACTGGGTCTATAGCTGGGGATGTATATCTTATTATTAATTCTGTTCTGTCAGCCGATATACCTTTTATAAAAAGATCTTTGTTTGTGGGGCTAGTTAGTAATTCGTTTTTATAAAAATTATAATAAACATTATACTCACCAGAATTAAATCCTTTTCTTACTATATCACTAGTTGGATCTATTTCAATTGAACTAACTAAATTAGATGTAACTGTTCCATTTGTAGGAAATGAATAACTATTATAATTAACATCTACAGATTGAAATGAATTATTAGGAGTAGATATAACATACTCTATATAATTTGAAGATGGATCAAAGGTTGCTTCAATTAAAGATGATTGAATTAAAGCTTCATCCTGTGGTGAGTATGGGGAAGATGGAAATATTTCAGTTACGTTTATAGCCATTTGTTATATATTTAAACTAGATGAAACTTGAAGATTTAAAACTTGTTGATTAGCTGTTAATAACTGTTGTCTTAAAGATGTAATTTCGTCTAATAAAAGTTGAGTTTCGTCATTCGGGGCAGCAGCGTTTATATATTCCCCACTAGTTTTAATCAAATATTCATGTGAATTAATTGATCCATTAGTTGGTATATCATAAAATATTTTATTGTAATATGCAAAAAATTGTTCAACAGTTATAGTATCTTCAACCGGTGGTGGTGGTGGTTGAAGTTGAGTAAAAGAAGTGTCAATAACATTAACATATTCTCTTCTATTGTAAACTGTTTTATTTAAATTGTAATTAGCCATTTATTACTTTAAAATAATAATTATCATCAAACACCATTGTACTACCATTTATAGTAGTTTTAATTAATATACTATAATATCTTTCAGGTTCTAAACCATTCATATATAATTTAAAGTAACTCCCACTTGCATCTACGCTTAATTGAGTAAATTGATCATCAAAATCAATTACATATTCATTAGTATATAAATCTTTAATAGCATAATATGATGCTGTAGGTAAATAGTAGTTTTGGGTAAAATAAGAAGCAGTAGCAAATACTCTAGCTGGGTATTCCGGTCTACTATTTACTCTAAAGATATTATTGCTATTAGGATAAAAAGTACCTGGGTTGTTATCTACAGCTATTGTAGCAGGGAGAACATTTATTTCTGTTAAAGAACCAGTAGTAAATGAATAGTCTCTCCATTTTATTTCTAATTGTGGAGGGTATATAGTATGAGTGTCTCTTGAAAAATAATCTAAATTAATATTATATAAAAGACCATCTACAAATTCAACAGCTTGTTTAATAATAAATCCATTATTAGCTATAGATCCTGAGAACCAACTTCTAACAATGGGTGTAACATCTATGTTTATGTCTTTATCATCATAGTATGAAAATGACTGCGTATAAGAGGCAGTATACCAATTACCTCCACCACTTACGGAACCATATGATCCTGTTACTCCTGCTGGAAAACCCGATGTTTTCCATGCTTCACTACCTGATGCTAGGCGGTTATACCAACTTACTCCATTAGTATATTCGGGATCATATGCGTATTTACCTGTGCCCATATTCCAAGAACCTGTTATGGCATATACTTCTAGGGTAGTATTAGAATTTAACCCATTAACTTCAGATACGAATCCTCTTAGAGAAGCACTCCATGCCGATCCACTTGTTTTATTGGTAATAACATCTGATATTTCGGTAGATGAGAATTGTATTAAGGTTCTAGAAGCTTGTGTATTACCACTATCTTGAGAGTCTTCAATACTTACAGATAATATTTCATTTAACCCTGTATTTTTGTTAGGGTATCTAGAGTATATTGTTGCGTCCTGTGAAGGGAATAATTTGTATACAGCCATTTGTTATAAATATAAAATATTAGAATGTTACAACTCTACCTTTAATATCATTATTAGGGTATTTAACTTCAAATATCATTGGGTCTAATGATGGATAAATAGTATTGTTTTGAGTAGCTCCAGCTATATCATATGAGTATTGTGAATATCCTAATACCGTTCCACTTTTATTGTCTATAGATACGTTTTTAACCGTTTGAACACCATCTATTTTATCTAAAAGAATATAAATATCCTTTATAACAATTGGTTCATTTATCTGCCAATTATTGATATTAAAATATGTTTTTAAAGCCTCTATACATCTATATATAACTTCATTATTGTTATAATTAGGTAAAACTATAACTTCAAAATTTACACCTATATTAATAACAAATGCATCTTTAATTTTAATAGAATCATTTATTACTCTATTTTGTGAAAGATATGTTGATAAATTTTGTTTTAAAGCATCAGAAGCATTTGTTAAATTTCCATTAATATCATAAGATAATATATACAAATCTAAGACTGAAGGAGTTTCTCCAGGCATTACAGATTGGAGTTTTTGGGACTCAATATATGCTTTAGATACGGTTCCGTATTCTGGGGGCATACTCATTGCTCTAACTAAATAATCATCTAGGGTTACACTTCTTTGTTGTGTTGTAAAGCTAGTTAAAGAATTTAATCTTATTTGTTCAGTACTATCCCCAGGCCCTCCGCCATTAGCAGCATTTGGGTTATTAGTAGATACTGAGTTGAATACATATTGTCCTAAGGTGTTGTCTAATCCACTAGGGAGTTTAATATTTTCTTTATTTGTAATAACATTCAATACATTAGATGGAACGTTAGAAGCTACTCCTCCACCTGTTAAATATCTAACAGTTAATGTTGTATTATTTGGAGCAATACCGTAAGTATCGGTATATAAAAAGTTTGTAGGTGAAAACGCAGTTGTTAATAATGATCTTTTATAAGGTAAGCCTAAGCCTATGTTATCTGGGTTAGGGGTGATTTCTTCATCTACATTTTGGGTATTAGTTCCTGCTCCAAATTGAATTTGAAGTGTAGTAGGAGTAGTGAATCTGGTTACAAACCTGCGAGGCACTTTTTTAAGTTGTAAGAGATAAGGGGCATTATTACTACCTGCAAATAAGTTAGGGTTATTTATGTTAGTATTTTTAATAGTATCATAAATCATTTCTTGAGCTAGGTATGGTACTTCATACCAAGTATTTCCATCACTATCTACTATATCTAATATTTGAATAATACTAGAATCTTCTATTTCAACTGTAGGGTACTGTTCTACTGATCCAAATGAGAAAGTAGTAGTTTTTATTTGAGATGATATTGCTTTTCTAGTTTTCTTTAAAAGATAATAATCAACACTTGTACCGGTTGTTTGATATATAGTTACGGTAGTTGGGTCTTGAGAACTAGAAAAAGCAAAGTCAACGGGGTCTTGTATTAAGAATGAAGTATTAGGAGATACAGATGAGTTAACTAATGTATTTTCAGCAATTTGTACTGCGTACCTATAATCAGGTAGTGACCCAACTGCTGGGACTTGTTGGTATATATCAATATCAACTGTAGCTACACCTGTTACTTTAGGTCTATACCCCAGCATATATGCTAGTGAATATATATTATCCTGTTGACGAGCATATTGGATGAAGTTTTCTTGAATTTGATTATCAAGATAAAATGACAATACATCACCTACATAAGCTGACATTTCTAAGAACATTGTTCCTGGAGATGAAGGGGAGAAATCAGCGTAAGTTGTTGGAAAGTATGTTTTAGCGAATTGGTTTAATGAATTCTTATACTCACCAAAGTTTTTATTTATATAGTTTATATTTATATTTTCAGCCATTTTATATAGTGATGTTTAATGAAGTGTTTGGGCTTCCTAAAAAAGAATAGGTTATAGATATATTAACCGCATTAGTATCGTATGATGGGGTAATAGTAACATCACGAACATTTACTTCAGGGAAATTATTTTTTATCCCGTCTGATAGTAGTGATTTTAGGTCATTTAAGCCTATGTTATTATATGTATCTCCTCCGTTTTCAAAAGATAATGATTCATTAGTCATATTAGAGAATAAATACCTTTTTAAATCACTACCATAATTTGGATTTAATATTCTTTCTCCTTTATTAGTTAATATATAATTAATTAAATTTGAACGAATTTGGTCTGTGGTTGTAAAATTAGAGTTAAATACAGCATCGGCTCCAAGTGTTGTTGAGCCCCCGGAAGATGCTCCTATGAAAGGTACACTTACCCCAACTATTGTTTTGTAATTAACCTCTAATGGGTCGGTATTTGCTACTCTGTATGCCATTATTTAGCGTTCATTATTCCCATTATTTGATCTAAACTTACTTCACCACCAGGTAAACTTGACCCTTCACCTGCTGTGTTTACAGGGGGTGGGGTATAAGTAGGTTGGGCATGTGATGAGTTAGCAGTAATAACTGCATCAAATTCACCTCCTACCATGTTTCTTAAATTGCGTCTAAGATCATGGTTTACTGTAGTTCCATTTGGTTGAGTTATTGATGGTTGAGGAGGAACGGGGATATAATTTTCCTGTACTACTGTTTTAGGTGATTTAACTGCTTCAAGTAGAATATCTTTTAATTCTTCTTGAATTGCTTCACGTACTGCTTCTTTTATTAGTTTTTTTAAACCGTCGATTTTCATATGTTTATAAATATTTGATTATTCAGCTGTTATGCTAGGATTTGAATCTATTATAAATTTTAATTGAGATATTAAAACTGCTGGGTCGGATGCAAATGATGATTCTGTTCTTAGTATATCTACACCTTGTTTATTTTGAGCTACAGCATATCGTCTGATGTATTTGCTTTCGTTTTTTCCATCGATTTTAACTCCTAAAGTAAATCCTTTATAGGTGTTAGTATTATCATTTTGTGTAGCAACTACTGTAGGGTTAGCTAAGGCATTAATTTCATCATTTATTTGTTCTAAATCCATATTTTGGTCTCCTGCACAGTATTGTAATATAATATCTAACATATCTAGAAATTTCAAAATTATTCCTAAGAAAACAGCAAACGACCCAACTGCTAAAGTTATAGTAGTAAGGGTTTTATTTTTTACTTTAATTTGGTTTTCTAGCTCAGCTACAAAAGAAGCTATAGTAGTTTGAATCCCAGAAGTTAATGGGGGTAATGCTGGTGGGATACCAGTAGCAGGATATGGGTTGGCTTTAGCTAATTGGATTGCAGTTTTTATTGTTGAAATAACTATATCTGTTAATCCTAAAAGTGCAGTTAATCCAAGAGTAATTTTATACATTCCATTTATTTGCTTAACTAACGATTCACGTTGTTTAATAACAGATTGTATTTTAGCTGAGGATGGGCAGTTTACTAGACCTATTAGTTGGTCTCGGGTAATTTTACCTAATATAAATGATGTTGCTACTCCAGTAGCTGTTCCAGTTGCTAGTGTTTTTAAAGCATCTTTATCTTTTGCTGTTTCTTCAGCTCCATTTACAGTATTTTTAGCTGCGTCGGCTTTGTCTTGAGCATTTGATTTAACAGAGTCTAAGGTTGAATTTTCATTCACACCCAGATTAGAAACTATTAATGGAATAGCTTGTGGTGCAAATGGTGTTATTAAATCTATAGTAAAAGGAATTAATCTTTTTTTAATGGTTGATTTTTGACTATTAATAAAGTTAGTAAATCTAACATCAGGCGGTAGTTCTGAGTTTAGTGTTTGGCTTAGGGCTTTGTTGTCTTGAAGTAATATTTCTTTATTTGCTTTAGCTATGTTTAAAGCAGTTTCATCTGTTGTTTCAGACATGGTTGTTCTAGGAAGTGCATAAACAAAATTATTTCCTTTAGAATTCTCAGTAGATGAGTCTTGTGATCTTTCAACAGTGTAAGTTAACGGTTCACCAGAGTTAGGATCAATTATATTATTAGCTAGTAGTATTTCTCTAGCAGCTGATACTTCAGTATTGCCCATTCTTGATGGACCATTAATAACCTGTCCACTTGGAGTAGAAAGTATAGCGTATAGTTCAGGACCACGTTTTTTAAACGTGATTGTGCTTCCATCACTAACTTTATATATAGGTGTACTCATGTTTAGTTATTTGTGATAAATATGTAAAAAATGTGGGATTATGTTTGGATATATTAAGAATGTGTCGTACATTTATAGTATAAAATAAAGGTTATGAAAAAAGTATTATTATATGGTTTAACAGTATTTTTGATCCAATCATGTACTGTTTCTGAGCATAAACCTAATTGTAATCAAGACATTACAGACTTAATTAATTATGAAGATACAATTAAAGTTGAATTTAAAGGTATTGATTCATTAGTCTTTAAAAATAAAGATTATAAACATACAGCTGATTCGTTAATGGCTAATCATAATGATGTTTATATGAGGATTGATGTTCAAAATATTCATACAGGTTACATTCACCGAATTGTTTTTAGTAGAGAAATGGCTAGTCATTATTTATATGATGAGGCCAATTATAAACGGGTTAGATAGCATTAATTATCAGATTTAACCGAATTGAGAGCCTCAGTTGAAAATACGTCTGGGTTGGTTTCAATTATTTCATCTTTACAAACATCATATTTAAATAATATTACATTTTGGTCTCGAGTTGATGGGGTTTTACCTGTCAACAATTCAGAAGCATATGTAACTACAAATGAGTTGTCTTGTGGTTTAATTTTATATAATAAAAAAGACCCAACTCCTTCATGACAATTAGCACCCCAAAAATCTTTATAATTTTTAGCTGGAAGAGGTTTGTAGCAGGCTATACTGAATGTTATAATTTTTTCATTTAATCCAGCTGTTAGTTCTTTTAGTTTAGATGAATTAATTATAAATCTATTGAATCTATGTCCGGCTATTCTGTTGACCTTAGGGGGTGCAGTATCATTAATAGGAAAAATATCACCTTCTAATAAAAATTTAAATCGCTTTTCATCTTCTGTAGCTCCAGTAGTTGTAGTAGTATTATATCCTGTAACTACATTCTCATAGTTTTTAATTTCTTTATAAGGGTTAAGAACAACATCTGGGTCACCTGCCCAATATTGGGATATATTATTGTTTAAACTAGCATAATTATTTCCATCGTCTCTTAATAATATTTGTCCATTAGCTTTTATTTGATATGTAGCTGAGTTACAGCAGTGGTTAGAACCTAAGTACATTACATCAAATACTAAGTTATTGGCTAAGCAATCTTTACTAGCAAGTTCAACTGTTATACGTGTGTATTGATCATTTTTATATTTAGGTAAATCAGCTGTTCTTGTAACTTTAGTATTAGGATCTGATGCCTTTAGTTCTTCTAATAATTGTTTATTTTCACTTATAACATTAGGTCTTTCATTTATTACTAATATATTAGGATTAGTAGGACTTGGGGTGTAATATCTTTCCCATTCTTCACCTCCTTGTCTATCAATCTCACCAAATTCAATTGTAGGTCTTCCATTACTATTAAGATTTGGATTTTCAATGTATTTTTTATCTAAAAAGTCATTTACATATTTTTTTAATGCTTCTGCTCTTGCTTTAGCTAAAGACCCAGGTGTTTTTCTAAATTCATCTGTTCTATCAACTCCATCTCCAGGATCATTATCAGTATTAGTTACTTGGGATTCAGATGATGTGATAGTAATTTTTACATTGCCTGGGTTGTTTTTTGTAAATTCAAATAAATCTTCAAGTTCTTGTTTTATTACTTCTTTAGATTCATTACTTAATGAATCAACAAGATATGTTCCTGATTCATATAATCCTTTAAGATCAAGAGTACCACCTTTTACAGGGTCAATATATCCGTTTAATACTTCTGTAGGTTGAGGATTAGTTACTTGTTTAGATTCAAGCCCAGGTTTAGAAAATGTAACTGTTACATCTTTTGCATCAAGTGATATAGCTAATAGTATTGACCATTTTCCATCAATATCTGTTGTAGTAAAAGTATTAGAAGGGATATCTTTACCATTAAGAGTTACTTTAACTCCTTCTAATTTTTGACCATTTGTATCTAAGACTTGTCCTTCAAATTTATTAGGCATAATTATATTGTTTTAACTGTTTTAGATAATAAATTTTTAGCATTTACTATATTTAAAAGATCATTACTTAAGGTCTCAGCATCTGAGGCTATAGATTGTAATGATACAATTGGTGCTCCATTACTATCAATAGCGGTTTGGAATGCTATATTAAGCGTTTGTAAAAACACGGCTATATCCCCTAATACAAAGTTTAAATTTTCACCTAATACAACTGATTGGATTTTGCTTCCTTCTATTCCTTCAGATGAACCTAAATAGACTTTATTAGCAGTTAATGATATTTGTTTAGCGTCTACTCCTAGAGTATCACCACATGATAATTGAATTGTTTTACTAGCTAACAATAATATTGAGTCAGATTTAGCATTGAATACTAATCTGCCTGAGTTTAGTATGATTTGGTTTTTATCATATTGTCCTACATTAGTAGGAGGTGTTGATTTAGAAAATGAAGAATTATTTACACTAGCTGGGAATAATGGGAGTTGTTGGGTAGATGTTAGATATATAGATGATAAATCATTATTTATATCTTCAGTCTCAGGTACCCATGAGTCACTAGTATAATTTGTTTGTCCATTTCTTAATATAACAATTGGGTCTCCATTAGTACCAACAGATGACCATTTGTTAGGTATAGATGAATTTTTAACAGTAGAGCCTAAACGAAATGAATTACCCCATCTACCCTCATATATTGTATCTCCTTCATATGGTAATAAAGGATGAATATTTATTTTTTCTTCAAATGTTTTCCCTAAATAAATTTCAGTACTACTATCTGTTACTCGTCTGTATGAGCCTGATAGTACTTGTGGGTAATCTCGACTTTGGTTAGGTGATATATTAGATATAATTGGGACAGCATTATGATGTTGGCTATTCCATGCATTTATGGGTGGAAAATAATATGATATTAATGAGTTAGGGTCTTCTGTTAAGTTACCCCCAGGTAATGTTATTATATATGTTAATTCATTTATTAAAGGATATTGCTTAATATTAGGAAATAATGGGTATGCTACCCGGTCTAGGGGTATAGCGTTGGGGAGATTACTTTGTGGGGTAGATGTAAGTTCATAATATATGGCTCCTATACTATTCCATCCTCCATATTTATTAAAACCTGTGCTCGTATCATCTAGTATTATATCTAAGACACGCACTGGGGTTATATTGAAATTCCCAGTTCCTAAATATGCTAGGGATGAGGGGTTAGAGTTAAGGTTATTTTGTACATTACCTATTGAGCCATATTGGATATTAACTGCCATTATTCTTCAGTCTTAAATTTATCTATCTCTGCTAATAGTTGTGCTTTTTCTTCATCAGAAATACCAAATCCACCACCTTCACCTGCGGTATTATTCATAATACGTTGGATAATAGTAGCCATTTTGATTAGCTGTTCATCATTCTTAACACTTATTTCTAAATATTCTTTAATTAAAGGAACAATAAGTGTAGCATCACCTATACTTTCAACAAGTGGTTTCAATTCAGATATTAAAGCGGATATTTGTTTATCTTTCTTTTGTTGGTTGGTATAGATTTCCTCTAATATATCGGAAAATTTCTTTTTACCAAATACAACATTGTCCAATCCATTCATAGTATTTTATTTATAAATATAAACATCAGAAATTTGTATACCCGTTTTCTAGATAAAAATAGTAATGTTGTTTAAATATATCATATAACTTATTGGCTATCTTAGTGATTTTAGGCGTTTTAGCGTCAATAATCTCACGAATGTATATGTATAATGCTTTTTTATTAAATACATCAATATTTTCACGTTTACGAAATAACTCTAATATTGCATCTGCTATTTGAGCATCTGCTTCTTTAGGAAATAAAGTATAAATGTTTGTAGTACAATGTACTATATATTCATCTATAAAATTAGATAATCTATCATGTGATGATCCTTCATCTATACGATATGAAAACTGTTCATTCGACTCAATTTCTTCAATAGGTGCTTTATCTACTCGTTTTTTATAATTTTTAGTATTAGTAATAATTAAATAACGTTTAGCAATAGTACCAAAATAAGAAAATGCTTTTGCTCCTTTTTCTGGGTTGAATAAATGGATTTTAGAAAGTAAGAATGTTATTACTTCATGCTGTAAGTCCTGGATGTTATCTACCTCAGTGTAGTAAAATTTAAAAGTATGGATAATATTTTCGGTTAGTTTGAAAAAAGCATAGTGAATATTTTCACGGTATATTTTATCTTTTAATTCAAAGTCTGTAGTGTTATTATATTCTACTATAGCATCCTCAGTATGTTGGGTAAAATACTGGGTGTTTTTCTTTTCTTTCACCTCGGTCATAAATTCTTAATTTTAAACACATTTAGCGTTTCTTGAAGTTGTTTTACTGATTGGAAGAAGAAGCCAATTTCATCATCTGACTCAAATGATCCTTTATGGTCTATTTCTTTTAATTTTTTATCTGATAATTCAATTATATCTGAGATTTTATTTAGGTATACCTGATAGGAAATTAAGATTTCGTCTCGTAATGTAATTATATCTTCTTGTTTTTCAATTTTTTTAAGAAGATTAAAGGTCGTAAATCCTAAGATTACGACCAATATTCCTAATATTATAGATAATGTTATCATAAATCATTTAATAAATTCATTAAACCTTCACTTTGAACATTAGATAATGTTTTAGTTTTAATTGTAGGTTTACTTGTTTTCTTTTCTGTAAGCGTAAAATTCTC